ATGTCTAATATGATACAATTCCCGACGCTTGTCAGCATAAGTTCTTCCCTTCTCCTTGAGGTAGTGGGGGTAGTCTTTCATTCCAAACGCACCTATACTGGCGACTACCTCTCCATCTTTAATCACGTCAATCTTTTTTTTCGGGTTGTGACTGGGACGTACAGTCACTCCGATCTCCTCCGCCTTTCTCTTGGTATAATCGGTTATGGCGACGCTTGGCGTCGGCCTGACGGCGTCGTAGGGCATTTTATATAATCCCCAAAAAATGAAATCTAAAAAAATAGATGGTCAGAGTCGAACAATGCCTCTCTACGATTTCGTGTCCTGCATCAAAGAAGAAATCTACAGTGACATTCGTGAGGAACAAGAAGGTGAGTTAAGTCTGGATGAGTATACGGAGAATGCAGAAATCTTTCTCCACACGAGAATTGACCATGCAGTAACGTATGAGTATCTTGGTGACATAGAAGAACTCGTAGCAGAGTACGGTATTCATAAAGCCCTGTGTCTGTATATTAATGAGATAGGAGCCCGTGCATTAGAAAGTATCTCTCACGAACATGGTCGAATCAGTCGTTGTTTGTTGTTTCAGATTGTCAAAGAAAAACTCACACTCTCGTTTGACGACTACAAGGTATGGTGCGAATCAGTAGAAAATTTGTAGACGACTACAAGGAAGTAAAAACCTAAAAAATATCTATAATGATATTTTTTTTAAATTAATTAACGACGTTGCTGGATACTATCTTTAAATCTGTTTAATCATCATCCACCGAACTTAACCAAATGTCTTTCTCACACATAATAACTGTTGGGTAATTTTTCATCACCGTGCACCAACGACTCTTCAACCCTTTGATTTTCTTTGTCTGGTGCTTATCAATACCGAGATACTCCTGAAGCAGGTATTTTATACCGCGTGCAGTCCCCGAATGAGGAAAGTAGGTGACTGAATGACATTCATTAAGAACTCTGCGGGTGTCTTTCCCTGATGTGGGAAGGTGATTCGTGATAATACAGGTGATTTTGAAATGACGACCTGTCTCTAGAATCTGGTTCATAATGTTGTAGACGGCTTCACGTTCTTTCTTATCACTAATAACGTCAATATCATCTAGAATCACACACGAGTTTGCGAATTCGTGAACCTCGATCGGAGACTCGTAAATGGTTTTGTCAATCATGATCCGTTTGGGTTTCACTACATCTAACGATTCGTCTTCTTTCAACGCCGAGAAACAATACACTTCGTTCTTAGGGAACATTTTTTTGTAGTGTTTAATGTAGTTTGCTGTATAGGTACTTTTTCCACTTCCACTCGCTCCCGTGATGTAGAGGATCTGTCGTTCCGTCTCGGGGTCGGGAATCTGTTGAAATTTACCATCTTTGAGTGTCAAACGTTGAAAAGGTCGTGTGATTTCATCTTTTTCATCGTGGGACATACTGGAACTAACCGAGATAATTTTGTTATTGTATGTCCCGCCCTCTACTTTACAAAGAAATCTTCCCGTTTTATCCATATTAAGACTCATCCGCTTTTATTACTAATTGGTAATAAAATAATACAGAAAATTAAATAATCGTACGTTTATACCTTTTTATACAATCGTGCTTGATTGTCCTACAATATCATAATACATCTCAAAACTTGTAATGGTATTTAATGCGACCGCACTGGGTGCCTCTACATTTATATAGAGAGTGCTGGATGCGGATGGCTTACGAAAATTCCAAGTAGTTAATCCGAATGGAGTTGTAACAGTGCTATTTACAATACTAAAATTAACTTGAGAACACGCACCGAGTGACTGGTCGTATGGATTAGATATTCCATCCGTCACATATATATATGCGGGTGTTGAACCGGAAGTATTTTGACTAATAAGTGTAATACTACGAATATATATAGTGAATACATTACACGTTGCTAATGTTGATGTTAGAGCAATTGAACCGATATTCTGAAGATTTGCGAATCCCCCTCCAAGACTAATCGTCGTATAGTTTGTAATATTACGTGTAGTTGAATTACGTGCGGATGCTCCCGTAGAACTAATCGTAAGCAGTGAAGTACCAGAAATACTTATCCCCGCTCCAGCACTGATATTGTTAGTAATCGCTAATGGATTTGTGCCAGAAATAGCAATCCCGTTGCCGGCTGAAATATTATTAGCGATTGATAAAGGATTTGTTCCACTGAGAGCAATCCCGTTGCCGGCTGAAATATTATTAGCGATTGATAAAGGATTTGTGCCAGAAATACTTATCCCCGCTCCAGCACTGATATTGTTAGTAATCGCTAATGGATTTGTTCCACTGAGAGCAATCCCGTTGCCGGCTGAAATATTATTAGCGATTGATAAAGGATTTGTGCCAGAAATAGCAATCCCGTTGCCGGCTGAAATATTGTTAGTAATCGCTAATGGGTGAGACCCACTGAGAGCAATCCCATTGCCGGCTGAAATATCTGCAGTTACAACAACAGACGTCAAACCCGCCACGGAGATCCCATCTCCCGCTGTTACGGAAGTCACTCCTCCTCCACCACCTCCAAAACTACCTGCACTACCACCCTGATTCCAGGTGTTTGCTCCCATATTGAAATTCGGGTATTGCCTACTCATTTTATTATACGTAATATAAAAATATTGTCTATAATAAATGCCTCGTAAACCCGTTCCGAAACTCGTTCTTCCCGTTGTACCTAATTTACTTCCCGTTCCGATCGTCCTTCCTGAGAATTGTCCTGATTACCTGAAAGATCTCAAAGAGAAACTGGCTCACCTGAAAGATCTGATTGGTAAGGTTGAAGCACGAGAATCAAAGAACCCGCCTATTCTTCCAGGTTAAGTGTATCCATACACAGAAGCCTCCAGAGTAAAGTTATTACCTACACCAAGTGCTGATTGTTGTATCACCAACCCAGTAATCGTACAACCAGATAGAGCAGCACTATTAATCGTTCTATCACTTGTGCCCGTGGTGATGGATGGATTGTTATACACTGATTTACACATCAACGTCACTTGTTGTGGTTGTGTAACTGAGTATCCTACATTAGAAATATCAAACTGGTTTTCTCTATTCGTAATACAAGCCACAGCAAACAACAAAGGAGCAGAAGAAATTGTTCCACTCGCAGTATAAATAGGAGTCACCACAGCTGTAGATGTAGAAATCAATTCAAAGCCAGATAGGGAGGCAGTTGTCGGCACGCTCGTTCCCAGATACGCTTGGAGAGAATAGGTCGGATACGCACTGAACGATACTTGCGTGGTTGGTCGTAAGATAATCTTGTAATTTCTGTATGCGGATGTGAAGAGACTCGCAAAGGAAAGATTCTGTGCGGAAGCCGAACCAGTAATCGCCACACTTACCGTTCCTACTTTAACCATACCCACGGGAGCACCCCACGAGGGAGCGAGAGTCGTTCCATTTGAAGTAAGGACTTGTCCCGCCGTTCCATTTGCTAATAACGCAGTGGTATTCACGGCAGTTTGATAGGGAATTTGACCTCCTAAACCACCCGTAATGTTAGTGGCTCTCGTAGAAGTGTCAGAATTGCCCGTCAAAGCCCCTACGAATGTGGTGGTAGTAAGAACACCCGTGTTTGGATTGTATGTAAAGGGAGTCGTGCTGACATCAGCACGGAGTGAAATCGTTGAACCATTGGTATTCACGAATACGGGATAGTATGTGCCAGCAGTATTCGTATCAGTGATAGTTATTGCTGTCGCAGAGGAAGCAAGACCACTAAAGTTAGTTGCGGTAAGCGTTCCCGTGCTGGGAACATAAGAGAGGGGAGCGGTTATGGAATCCACAAGAAGAGCAGAAGACCCTACAGCAGATGTAAATGTAGGATAATACGTTCCAGACGTGTTATTATCGGTAATCGTTACATTTGTAGCCGTCGTAGCCGTATCCGCATTACCCGTCAAAGCACCGACGAAGGAGGTTGCGGTAAAAGTCCCCGTTGATGGGACGTAGGTAAGAGGAGTCAAACCAGTATCTACTTGTACTGTTTTAGAAGCACCCGCACTATTCACGAAAGTTGGGTAATGAACTGCCGAACCATTCGTTGCTGTTGCTGTAATTGCGTCAGCGGTTGAAGCCGTTCCCGTCAAGGCCCCCACGAAACTACCACTCGTAACACTTGTATTCGTAATGGTAGTCGCAACCCCACTATTTGATATAGAAATACTGTAGGGAGTTACAGATACGAACCGAGGGGGGGAACCATTTACTGTAATTCTCATCTCACCATTCGTGTAAAGAGCGTTATATACTGGTGTTGTTAGTGTTAGACCACTTGTTGAATCATCATTTCCACTACACAGAAGAACGTTGTAAGAATTAGTAGAATCTGTTAAATTGATCTGTGGTGTAAAGATATTAAGAAGACGAATTGAGCGATAGTCGGACTCGGGTTCAGAACTGACAAATTCCAGTGTGTTGGCTCCCAAAGTCGCAGTTTCATATACATCTCGGACGACTATTCCCGTTCCGCCCTCCGAACTACCAGTATTGCCCACTGTTAAAAGGGCAACATTTCCAGTGGCACCGACTGACACATTTGAGTTCGCATCCACTGTAAATAATTCAGTTAGTTCTGTGGTGACGATGTTGAATACTTTTGACCCACTGAGGCGGATACTGTGTTCCTCTGGTGCGTTCCCACTTTGATTAAGGACGGTGAATCCAGTCGCGATTAAATCGGAGGTCAACGGGTTCGTGACACCCGTTACGCTTACATTATTGATTTGTAGGGTCTGATTCCAGGCATTGGATCCCGTGTTCAGATTAGGGTACTGTCTCGCCATTTCTTATTTCTTATAGACAATAAAATAATTACTAATTATAAATGAGTGTGGCGGATACGATTGCTACTCCTATGTCTGATGCAGACATTAAGGAATACCTCCCAGATGCCCGTGTATTGAAATACAGCGAAATCAAAAAATACAATTCACTCGCCGATATGCTTCCCGAAGTCAAATCGTACGTTATTCTCTTATATGAAGACAGTCCGAATAAGGGTCATTGGATCTGTGTAAGCAAACCTGATGAGAAGACAGTAGAGTATTTTGATTCGTATGGGGGTAAACCTGATGCTCCCTTGAAATGGACTCCAAAAGGACGACGTATCGGGATGGGTGAAGGTGATCCGTTATTGGGGATTATGTTTGACAATTGTCCCGAGAAAGTCGTATACAACAAGATACATTATCAGAATGAGGGACAGGGGATAAATGATTGTGGGCGATGGTGCTGTTTACGAATATTACGGATGAAGGCTGGTTTGAATCTAACCCAGTTCTACAAGTACGTCCATGATCAGGCTAGACAGATGCATACCGATAAATTAGACGTCGTCGTGAGTAAATTAATACCATAATCTTTTATTTAATTTAAAAAAATAATACAATGAGAGTAGAAAACATTTATAATCTAACCTAGTTACAAATGGATACGTACCAGACTCTGTTTAGTGCAGGTATCTCGATTGCTACCTACATCCTTTACAAAATTGCACAACGATATTATCTCCGATCAGGATGTCACAATCATACGCTAGAGATCACGATCGTTGACAAGGAAGAAAAGAAAGAAGAGCCTACCGTAATAGAACTAACGGAAACTAAAAAATGATAAATTAAATTAAAAGAATGACGCAAAATACGACATCATTACCATATCTATCATTGATATTTACCGTGTACGAGAAGATATTTACCGTGTACGAGAAGATTTTTACCCGTATTTTCATAGATATTTACCAATAAGTATATAAATTGATGTTTACTATTAATAATTTTAAAATTATTAATGGTTTATATCATATTTAATCTGGTAATTAACTTTTTATTGGATTAATTTATGATATTTACATGTAAAATTGGATTATTTGATGGTGTTTATTACTGGTAAATATCTATCTCTCTCGCTTCCTTTTTTTAATTAACTTAAAGAAATTACATTAACGTATAATCAATGTCTTCGTATCCATTCTATAAAGGAAAGTTGGAACTTGCGTTACAGATTCTTAAGGAACAACTGGAAAAGTTTACCGATGAGATTGAAAAAACGGAATACGTATCCGAACATGGAGGGTACGATGCTGAAATTGAATCCATACGAACACAAGAGATCCCTCATCTGTTATACATCATCGATCGGTTCAGTAAATCATTGGAAAGGATTAATTGAAATATTTTTATCTTTATTATGAATAAAGATATGTCCGTCCAGCGTTTCAATAAAAATCAATCGGATGTTCAACCTTACCACCAATATTATGACATGAACATTATCAATAATGATAGTTCATTTCCAGCACAACCGGTTCGTTTTCAGTACAAGGAGACCCGTTCCAATTACTTTTTGTTAAGTCCGCAAGACTACTTTATGAGTATTGTCCGATTCAATCTCCAGACTCCGACGCTCCCGGTCTTGATTCCACAAATTAATTTGAATCCGAATACCAATATCGGGGGTGTCTATCCTATCCAATCCATGTCGGGTACCTTTGCTACTGTCGGAACGGGTGTTGTCAATCTCTACACACCGACCGCCGTACCCGTAGGAACGGTCGTTCTTCTGGGTCTCTCAGGTGGTGGAACTGTCTCTACTTATGAAACGTCGGCTACATACAATCAGTTCTACCGTGTCCTTACCTCTAAACTTAGTGCGACAAGTGTAGGTCAGACGGAACTAGGGCTTTACAATCCTAATGCAACAGGAACCCCTAATAACTATGCGGGAGGCGTCGTACCCATTACTTCCGCAACAAGTCCTCCTGTAGCCAACCAGATCAATGGTGGAACCATCACCGTCGGATTTGCGTACTTTTCCATCGCATCAATGTCATATAGTTCGGGTACGGGTAATCTGACGATCAACTTCACTGCCATCCCCACGGTTATGCCTGACCTTCGTTCGGTATTCAACGTAGGAGACCAGATCTATGTGAATAATTCCTCGCAATACAACGGCGTCTATCGGATCGCATCATTTGCGAATTCGGGGCTTACTATCATCTGTCCTGCACCGAATCTGGCTACTTTCACTCCCCTTAATGCGTACGCTGGTGGCGGCTTGTTCGTGTCAGCAGGCGATTTTTACAACGTCACGCCTTACGTCATTACACAGCAATTCACGGTGAGCAATACGGTTTACAGTGGAAGTTCCGCCGTCATCTATATTCCGAACGATGCCACGCAGAATCCGCCACAATGGAATCCCGCTAATCCTCAGGCGCTGAGTATTGCTGATGTTACGAACGATTATTACTGGGTCTACAACTACGAGGTCTTTATCAACATGGTCAATCATGCGATGGAGAATTCATTCTGGTTACTCAACGGGTCGTACTATCAAAAGACGGGCAATCATCTTCCGATGAGCAGTACGACGAACGCCCTTGCGTATCAACCACCGAGTATGGCATGGAATGCGGCAAGTCTAACCGCCATCATTACAGCGGACAATAACGCCTACGCCCAGTCCGTCGGTACGTACATCTCATTGTATTTCAATCAACCCATGAGTACACTCTTTGATTCGTTTCCGTACCAATATCCAAGGGTAAATGCGGATAGTATTCAGTACTCCTACCTCATTTTTAACACGACGGCTGGAGCGGGGTTGTATATCGTGTCAAGTTACGGATTGACAGGAACCGTAGCACCTCAATATACGGGTATTCAAGTCTACCAAGACCATCAGACGGCTGGGCTAATGAACCCCATTCAGAGTATCGTCTTTACGAGTACCATTCTGCCTGTCGTGATGGAATCGGTAGGTACGCCCCTTGTTCTTAATGGAACGTCTCAGAGCAATATCAACCTCGGCTCTACTGCAAACATTTTTCCCGTGCTGACGGACTTCACCGTTCCGTTCACGGCCACCAATACTTATGCTCCAGAAGTATCCTACGTCCCTAACGGCGAGTACCGGCTTGTCGATCTGTACGGCGAGTCACCCGCAAATCAGATCGACATTCAGGTCTATTGGAAGGATCAGTATGGGCTTCTTCATCCTTTCTTTCTCGGGTCGGGTTGCTCGGGTTCGCTGAAAATTATGTTCCGTCGCAAAGACTACAACTCGGTGACTCTATCCGAGTAAACGCGTACGAGTTTTGGTACGCGTTTGATGAAATAAAAATAAAAATTTATTTTCCTATCCTTACATTAAAACATGTCTCAAGATTTCACAAAGGTGCTGGTAAAAGACGATCGTCTAAACGTCACGGATGCCGTTAGTTATGCAGTACACAAAGGTGGACAAAATATGACCTCGGCAACATTCAACGCCATCTCTCAATCAGCCTCAACTGTAACTTTTAATATTCAAGTGCCTAGTGAGCAGACCATTATTGATCGACGTGTCCTCTGGTCATCTCAGGTGACTCTCCGTTTGACCTGTGCGAACACCCCTGTCGGTCAATTGCCGGTCAACTATGGTGTGACTGATGCTCTTTCTCCGTTTCCCCTTCACCAGTTGGCGACTGTGATGACAGCCACCATTAATAACAACTCTGTCAGTATCAATATTCGTGATGTCCTTTCTTCTATCCTACGCTTCCATGATCGTCGAGAACTTCAACGTTACAACGGCATGACCACGGTGATGCCCGATCTCCTCGCGTCCTACAATGACGGCGTTGGTGCGTTGTTGAACTCTCTCGGCTCTTGGGCAAACTCTTCGGACAACGACCTCCTTCCTCGTGGTTCTTGGGTGTTGGATGGTATTTCCGCAGTCGCGAACGGTGTGACTGTCATTCCCTCTCCTCAAGTCGCTCCCACTGCTGGCTATACGGGTGAAATCCTCGTCCAATTCACTGTGACAGAACCGCTCCTCATTTCTCCATTTCTTTTCTCTGATCCAAAGAGCAACAACATGGGCTTTTATGGTGTGCAGAATCTCAATATGGTCTTTAATTTGGGTGATGCCAGTCGTGTTTGGCGTACTTCTAACCTTGTCAACCAGTCTCTCGCTCCCTCCTTTGCGAACGAGTACATTTCAGCGATCTCGGTGAGCAGTATCGCGAACTCGAAATTAATTTTTAATTTTCTTACTCCTCATCCTAGTGACCTTTTTTCGGCGCGCAATGCTGTGCCGTTTTATGAGATGCCTCGTTATATTTCCACTCCGGGAACTACTTTTGATGCCTACACTCCCGGTACCGCGTACCCGAACAAACAGGCTATTAAAACGGTATCAACTAGTTCCCTTCAGCTTAACCAAATTCCAGACAAAATTATCCTTCAATTGCGAATCCCTCTTGCTCAACAATGCCCTGGTAATCCAGACGCATTTTTGGGTATTGCTGGTGTCTCGATCAACTTTAACAACCAGTCCGGTATCCTCGCCTCAGCCACTCCCCAGGATTTATGGAGATACAGCGTGGAAGGGGGCTCCAACCAATCGTGGTTGGAATTCTCAGGTCTCGCAACTGTCCCTGATTCCGTTTCGGGTTGCGGCAAGAAAATCCCGACTTCGGGTTCTCTCCTCATTCTGGAGTTTGGAAAGGACATTCAATTAACGGAAGATTATTACGCATCTGGATCTCTCGGAAACTTCAATCTTCAAATACAAATTCAAGCCTACAACAACTTTCCGTATGCAGTCACCCCCGAAATTGTTTTGATTACCGTCAACAGCGGTCTGTTTGTTAACGAACGTGGCACTTTAACTCTGGAGTGCGAGAGCGACTGGAAACAGATCGCTAGTCCTATTTTCAACATCAACGCTTACGAATGCGTTGCCTGTTGTGCTTAGGGCAAGACACCTTATAAAACGGGGAGTCCCTTAGAGTCTTAACTACTAAACGTGTGTAGTAATATATACGTGGCTACGGTAATTCCGTCGGGTATAGTAATAATGTTAAGAATTGGGTAATCCGTAGGTAAAGTATCCGACTGAGGATACTCCTTCAACGACTGAGCCTTTCCTGTGTAATACCATTTTATTTACCCACAGGTCAAAGGAAACGGGTGTCGGTGGAACGAAAGTTCTGCTTAAGATATAGTCTAATCATTTGTGAAAGCAAATGTAGTGGAAGCATCCACATATACCGGTATTTTGACCAAGTCCGATGTCTTAGAAGCATCGGCTCAACAACCCGTCTTCCAGTCTTCCGTAAAACGAATGATCGGTGGTGGGTTCCTCGATTCTCTCAAGACGGTGGGCATGCAATTCCTTCCTCATCTTCTCAAGTTTGGTAAAGAACAACTCGGTCAGTCCGACAACCCAATCGCGAAACTGGCTCACGGTGCCCTCGGTGCGATGGGCTACGGCTCGTCAGGCGGTGGCTCGTCAGGCGGTGCTCGCATGAAACTCGCGGACAGATTAATGAAGTAAGAAATACGATGAAGTAAGAAATACGAAGCAAGGCATTTAAAAAAAACAAAAAAATTAATTGTAATTTTTTTATTCTCTCTACATAATAAAAAGATGGCTAATTTAGAACTCGGTAAAACATCCTCTCCCATTTACTCCTTTCAATTTGATGCACTAGCGGCGGTTGCAAATAACGGTAATGCTATTACATCAACAAACGTCTCAGCAACAGCAACTTCTATCAAATCATTCTTTTACCCAGGTGTCTCCCGAGTCCTAGGCATTGTTAAAACTACAGCCGGCGGTGTTTCTGATAAAGTTATGTTTACCAGTGCTGTTGTGCAAAACAGTACGACCAACGGTTCACTCGTCCAATTAAAACTAACGGCAAATAACGCTACTGATACTTCCGTGTATACTGTTTACTGGTCTAACGAAGTAGGCAGTTCTCAGATTCTTTCCGTTATCCCTTGTTAAAAAAAATTTTTATTATCCGTACATATAATAAAAAAGATGGCTAATTTGGAACTCGGTAAAACATCCTCTCCCGTTTACTCCTATCAATTTGCAGCAATGATTAGCGGTTATGTTCAGACGGGTACGGATACTACAGTCGCGTCCCTCGCTCCTATTGTTAGTAATTTTCGTACCGGTGTCTCCCGAATCCTAGGTGTTGTTCGTGTCACTGCAGGTGGTACAGTTGGAAACCCTATTCTTTCAGCAGCAATTGTCCAAGCAACGGCGGGTATTACTGGCTATTTTGCCCGTCTTACCCTTGCGTCCAGTTCCAATTTGGATACTTCCGTCTATGCTGTTTATTGGACAAACGAAGTCGGCAGTTCTCAAATCCTCTCCGTTCTCACTTGTTAATTTCTTCATCTTTCTGATTCCCGATTACCGATAAAATAATTTGAATTAATTATTTTTTCATATTTATTTTGTTTCATATTATTAAAGATGCCGTATAATAATCCATATAATCAGTCTATTGCGAATGCGATGAATGGATTGAACGAACGATTCGCCCATTTGTACGCATATAGTCCTGTTGACGGTCGTGGAAATCCATTTGCTCTGGAAGGTGGTTCTTCGGCTGGTGTTTTATTTCAAATCGGCAATGCCTCTAAACGAGACGCCGAAGACAACATCGTCAATAACAATATGAATCTTCCATCTACGTACTATTACGGCAATGACGCGGAGGACGGAGGGGATTTGAAAGGAGGCAGTGGATTCGCTCAAGGCACCTTTCGCGATCGTGGAGACGGCTCTCAGTTAGGAGCGTCCCCCGTCGTTGGTGTCTTCCAAAAAGGGAGCGGGATTTCAGGGGGACATCGTCACGGTGATTTTGCCGAGTCTGACCATCAGGAATACCGAGGAGGACATCGTCACGGTGATTTTGCCGAGTCTGACCATCAGGAATACCGAGGGGGAAGCCACTTTGATAAGATGTTAGAGGATGTTGTAAAAGCCAAGTCTATGAAGGGTGGAGCCAAGAAGTTGGGTGAGATGATGATGCGAGTCGCAAAGGAACAGCATATGAAGGGTGGTTCCTTCTGGGATGATTTCAAGAGCGGGTTTAACACTGTCTTTGAACCCGCGAGTAAGTACATTCTGAAGCCTCTAGCGATGGCGACGGGGAACCCCTTAGCCGTCGCGGGACTCACGGCTCTCGGCTACGGAACACCATCGGGTGGAGCGGATCCGAGTGGTGTGGGTGTTCGTGAAGTCGGAGGAGCGATTCTCGGTAATCCTGATCCTTATCCGGTAAAAGGAAATAGTGAACGTTTGGCGGGACGTGGTCGGGGACGACCGAAGAAAGCGATCGTCGGTGATAAACAACACGATCTCTTGGCTATGCCGGCTCCCGTCGCCCTTTCGAACGGTGTTCCACCTACCGCTCAATTACGAGGGTCGTATGGCGGATCGAAACCTTCTAAAGCGAAAGAAGCCGTCATGAAAGCGGTTTCTAAGAAACTCGGGTGTGCGGTTCCATCCGATACGGACGACAAGTCGATGTCAACCCGTCCTGTAAAAGTCAAACCTGCGGTGATGCCCAAAGATTTCGATAAGGTTGGTTCGGGTGATGGTCGTAAAAAACGCGCTGAGATCGTCAAACGTATTATGAAGGAAAAAGGATTGAAAATGATCGATGCGAGT